GGAATGGGTGGATAGTATGACACCTGAACAACACGCAAAGCACTTGGCAAACGAATTAGAGTACCAAAAATGTATTGGCAATGCAAAATACTACTGAAACCCTAACATGGCTTACCGAAGCGCATTTGGAATGCGTAAGGAAGTACCGTTGCGCATTAGAGCGTGAAATTTGGCACGTTCAGCGCATATACAATAACAAGTTAAGCGAAGAAGTTAAACGTGTTTTAAAGCAATCCCTGAAAGAGATAGAGATACCTACCTACCCAACGCCGCCCAATCGTGAATTAGCGGCTCAAATATGGGCAAAGGTTAGAAAACCTAATTGGGAATTAATCCGCAGGGAATATTTAGAATTAATTGATAGTTTATAAACTCTTAAAGTTGCTGGACTTACTAACCAGCGTATTATAATTATGGCTAGTTTATTATCAATCTTCTTTACGAAGGCAAAATTGCAAGAGATGCTTAACGCATCCACAGACAAAGGATTAGATGTTACTATTTCAGTAAATGACGAAGCTAATCAGTACAGACAAAACGTAAGTGCAACTATTGCGCAAAGTAAAGAACAAAGGGATGCCAAAGCCCCTAAAGTGTATCTAGGCAATGGCGGTGTATTTTGGACTGATGGCAAGGTAACACTTGCACCAAAGAAAGATGCACAGCCGCAAACGGCTGCACCGAGTACTAACTTAGCCGATGATCTTCCTTTTTAACCTAACAACCGAGTAGAGGCGGTTTCCTCTACACCTTTTAATTATGAAACCGCCCTACACCACCACGCCAACAGAATATTTACGCCGTAAGAACAACCTAACCCAAACAACGTACATTCGCAAACAAGGTAAAGGGTTTTACCTAGTAAACGGCAAAGAAATACCCGCCGAAGAATGGGAGGAAGCGAACAAGCTACCGTTATCTTTGGTATTAGGTAAAATTAACCCTTCAAAAGAACACCAATGGATATATTAGAATACCAATCCGCCGTCAAACTCTTTGAAGCCGCCATACGCAAGTACACCGCAACGGCGATAGATAATGAACCTACTATGCAGTTGTATCGTGCCTATGTAATAGAAGTATTTGGCAGTGATCCGATAACAACAATCAAAGGCAGATGCTCTAACGTTGTAGGCGAAGCAAAGCATTGTCTTAGGGCAATGTTAAAGTTCAACACTAAGTTTATGTTATCCGAGATAGCAGTATTAACCAAAGCAGCTTCGCATAGTACAATTAGCTGCAGCCTTAGAGCACATTATAATCTAATGCTAACCGATAGGGCGTACAATGCAAAGGTAATGGCGGTGCAGATAAAAATAGATACCTATGAGCGCAACTAAACCATATTCGCACAAGGTAGCTGAAGTATACGAAAACGGAATAATACAACGTAGAGTAGTGCTAACGGCTCGTAAAACAACTAGCGCAAAGATTCGTAAGGATATGTTAACTAGATTATATAAAGAGGTTGAGAAAGTTGCGGGAATAAGGAGAGAAAATGTATATCACATAGAACTTAAATACAACTAATGGGCATAGATAAACAACCAAACGGATCATTTAAAGCAACTATAATGATTGACCGCAAACGAATATACTTAGGCTACTTTACAAGCTATGCAAGGGCTGTTGAGAATTACCAAAGTAAAAAAAATAAAGTTCACGAAAATAAAGGGCGTAAATTAAAAACCCCTATCTTTAAACCCTAAAACTAAAAACATGAATTATCAAGAGTTTCTTGAATCAAAACAGCGTTATGTAACGCAATCAGGATTTGAATGCGAAAAGCTAAATGAAAAGCTATTCCCATTCCAAGAATTTATAGTTAAACGAGCATTAAAAGCTGGTAAGTATGCAATCTTTGCTGATTGTGGGCTTGGTAAGACTTTTATGCAGCTTGAATGGGCTTATCGTGTTTCACTTGAAACAAATGGCAAAGTTTTAATACTTGCACCATTAGCAGTAAAGGCTCAAACTATTGAACAAGCTAAACAGTTTAACATTCCATTAGACAATATTCAGGTTGAAAACTATGAGCAATTAGATAATATTGATTGTTCTGTATTTACTGGCATTGTACTAGATGAATCTTCAATACTTAAAAACTTTGAGGGCGCGACTAAAAACCTTATCATAGATAAGTTTAGAACAACGCCTTACAAGTTAGCGTGTACTGCAACCCCTAGCCCTAACGATCCAATGGAATTAGGTAATCATTCGGAGTTCTTAGACGTAATGAGCCGTAATCAAATGTTGGCAATGTACTTTGTACATGACGGCGGCGAAACGGCTAAATGGCGTTTAAAAGGCCATTCAATTAAACTGTTCTATCAATTCATTGGAACATGGGCAATAATGCTCAATAAGCCGCAAGATATAGGGTTTTCAATGGATGGGTATGCTTTGCCATCCCTTAATATATTAGACCACCAAATTAAGACGCCTAATAGAGATAATGGGCAATTATTTAACGATGCTATTATTTCGGCTACCAACTTTAATCAGGAACTTAGACTAACAAAAAAAGAACGTCTTGCAAAAGTTGTTGAAATAGTAAACGAAAGACCTGATGAAAACTTTATTATTTGGGTTAAGCAAAATGAAGAGGGTGAAGAATTAAGGAAGCTAATACCTGAAGCGATAGAGGTTAAGGGGTCGGATAGTAACGAATGGAAAGAAAATAAGTTACTAGGTTTTGCGAATAATGAATTTAGAATACTTATTACAAAAACCAAAATAGCTTCATTTGGGATGAACTACCAAAACTGCCGAAATCAAATATTTGCTTCATTAGATTTTAGCTTTGAGGGGTTGTATCAAGCTATTAGAAGATCATACCGTTTCGGGCAAAAGAATGAGGTTAATATTCATTTAATTACTACCGACACAATGGCAAACGTAAACGAATCAATTAAACAAAAACAAAAACAATTTGAAGTTATGCAAGACGAAATGGCAAAAGCAATAAATGAAAACCTAAACGGACATTTAATGAAAGCTGGTGATTATAATACTGAAACAGAATCAAACGACCATTATTTAATTAAGCGTGGAGATAGTGTGCAGCTTATAAAAGACTTACCTAGCGAAAGTATTGGATTGTCTGTTTTCAGCCCACCATTCGCTGAATTATACACTTACTCTAGCCATGTTGAAGATATGGGCAACAGTAAAGATTATAATGAGTTTTTAATTCAGTTTGGTTTTCTTATTCGTGAATTATACCGTGTTATGATGCAAGGGCGTAATGTTGCAGTACATTGCATGGACTTGCCAATACAAAAGGGCAAAGAAGGGTTTATAGGGTTGCGTGACTTTAGCGGAATGATATTAAGTGCTTTCCAAGATGCGGGGTTTGTTTACGCTTCTCGTGTAACGATTTGGAAAGATCCAGTAGTTGAAATGCAAAGGACTAAGGCATTGGGGCTATTGCATAAGCAAGTTAAAAAGGATAGTACAATGAGTAGAGTCGGTATTCCCGACTATGTTATGATATTCCGTAAAGATGGCGAAAGAACTAACCCGGTAACTAATACAGATTTACCAGTTGATTTGTGGCAAAAATACGCTTCGCCAGTTTGGATGGATATTGACTACGGTAATACATTACAAGGGTATCGTAATGGTAGGGATGAAAAGGATGAAAAACATATTTGTCCTTTGCAGCTTGATACGATTGAAAGATTAGTGCATTTATACAGCAACAAAGGCGATACGATATTTACTCCATTTATGGGTATTGGCAGCGAAGTATATCAATCTGTTAAAATGGGCAGAAAAGGTATCGGATTTGAATTAAAAGAATCATACTTTGATCTTGCTAAAAAGAACCTTGCATCTTGTGTTGAATCTAAAAAACAACTTTCTTTACTATGACCTGGAAACAACGCTATTTTTACGCACATTTGAAACATACCAAAGAACGCACCCCTTCAGTAGTTGCAGACGGGCATTATTCGCCGCCGAATATGCCGAAGGTAAACACCGCAAACGGTTTAACATTGTTTATCTGTAATTACATTAACTGGATGGGTTATCGTGCCACTAGGATAAGCACAGCGGGGCGGGTTGTTGGCGGTAAATATGTTTACGGGCAGACAAGACGAGGAACTGCAGATATTGGAGCAACTATCCAAGGCAAAGCTTTGCAAATAGAAATAAAGGTAGGCAAGGATAGAGCATCCGAATTTCAGCTAAAAGAACAAGCCAAAGAACGGGCTGCGGGTGGTATTTATGAGTTCATCTCAACACCTGAACAATTCTTTGAACTGTATGACAAAGTAGTTAATAGTTAGTATATTAGCAACCAACGTGTGGAAGCGTTATTAAGAACTTGATGCCCGAAGTTTGGGGATGTATCTTCCACTACACCCCGAACCTAGGGCTTTTTTAATTTTATGAAAGAGAAAGAATCATATTACTTTTCGCATGATAGTAATGCAAGAAACGATGTAAAGATTATTAAGCTAAGAAGGCAATTAGGACTAGAGGGGTACGGCCTTTACTGGTGCTTAATTGAAATGTTAAGAGATACACCTGAATACAAACTACCGATTGACGCAGTAGATGATATTGCATTTAGCTTAAACATTAGCAAAGAGAAGGTTGAAACTGTTATAAATAATTACGAACTATTTATCGTAGATGAAAACCAATTTTTTAGTGAAAGACTTATCCGTAATATGGAAAAGTATATTGATACAAAGAAGCGGTTATCCGATGCGGGTAAAGCGGGAATGAAAACTAGATACGAAAAGAAAGAGAAACCCTTTAAATTAGTTCAATAATGTTTAACAGCGAATCAATTCAGGAACTAAAATCAATTGCAAAGATTACCGACTTTATTGCAACTAAACAGAAAGGTAATAATCATCTTGCTTTATGCCCATTCCATAATGAAAGAACTGCATCGTTTACAATACCAAAAGAAAACAATGTATATAAATGTTTTGGTTGCGGTAAAAGTGGCGATGTGTTCTCGTTCATAAAAGAAACAAAGAATATTAGCTTTATTGAATCTGTAAAAATAGTTGCCAATCATTACAACTATGAATTAGATCAAACCAATAAGGAATACACAAAGCCATTACAAAGACTTGAAAAGATAGATACAAAGTATATTCAATGGTTTGAACAAAGGGGAATATCTAATAATACTTTGTTAAGGTTTAATATAACCCAGTCTTTAGAGTGGATGCCGCTTGCTAACAAAGAAACTACTGCTATTTGCTTTAATTATTACCGGAACAACGAACTAGTAAATATTAAATTTAGGGCCGCTCAAAAAGACTTTAAACTTGAAAAGGATGCTGAATTAATATTCTATAACCTTGATGCAATTAAGGATGAAAAAACGGTTGTAATAGTTGAAGGTGAAATAGACTGCTTAAGTATGTACGAAGCGGGAATATACAATGTAGTTTCTGTTCCAAATGGTGCATCTGTTAAGGGTAATATAAATTTAAAATACTTAGATAATTGTTTTGAATACTTCCACGATAAAGAAAAGATTATTATAGCCGTTGATGCAGATGAAGCGGGGGAAAGATTAAAAGCTGAATTAGTAAGGCGTTTCGGCAAAGAAAAATGCACCTACATAGAATACCCAGAGGGGTGTAAAGACACAAACGAAATATTGGTTAAATATGGCAAAGAAACAATAGCTGAAAGAATAGCTAACGCAAAAGACTTTCCTATTGATGGAATTGTACCGCATGAAGATATTGCAAACGATGTGTTAAATTATTTTAATAATGGTTATCCAAAAGGTACTGAAGTTGAAATAGAGGGGTTTAGCGAATATTTGCGCTTATCAGATGGGCAATTAACTATTGTAACCGGCGCACCTGGAAGCGGTAAAAGTGAATTTGTAGATTACATAATGGCAACCACAGCAGTTAAATCCGGTTGGAAATGGGCAGTATGTAGTTTTGAAAACACACCATCTGCTTTACACGCTACTAAAATAGCTGAAAAGTTAACGGGCAAAGCGTTTGATTTCAGGAAAGATAGCACCCAAAGAATGAGCGAAACTGAATTATCCTTTGTTTTGCCGTTTATAGGCTCAAATTTCTACTTTATCAATCCAAATGATACAAGTACTACAATTGACGGTATATTGGCTAAAACAGCCGAATTAGTAGCAAGAAAGGGCATTAACGGTTTACTGATTGATCCTTGGAATTACATTCAACATAACATACCAAACGGACAGACAGAAACTCAATATATTAGCGAAGCTTTAACAAAGGTAAAAATAGCCGCTATGAAATTAGGTATCCATATCTTCATAATTGCACACCCCGCAAAGCTGCAAAAAGTAGGAAATGTTTATGAAATTCCAACGCTTTATTCCATCTCTGGAAGCGCACATTTTTACAACAAAACAGACAACGGTTTTACCGTTTATAGAGATAATGAAAACAACAACGTGCAAATTCACATTCAGAAGGTAAGATTTAGTTGGAACGGTAAAATTGGTGGTATAAAATATTTTTATAATACCTATACTCGTCAATATGAATATATTGGAGAGGCAACCTAACAAGGTTATAACAAGGTTATAACACAAAGCTAACATGGTTATAACATTAAAGGAAAGGAAAGGAAATAATAAGGAAAAAAATATTAGAATTTGCTACGCCTTACGGCGCAAATTCAGCGAATGATTTTTAGTAAAATTTAGCTTAACTTTGAACTATGAATAAGGTAGGAAGACCGAAAGAAAATTTAGATAGTTTGCCCGAAGGATGGCAAGATACTTTACTTGAACTTTACAAGCAAGGTGGTAGCGATGAAGAAGCTAAAGCGATAGTTTATCATTTAAGGGGTACATTCTCTAACGATCTTTGGGAAAGATGGATAC